ATTATCTGAATTTCTACCTCTAACTCCTACTGGGCATTTAAAACCATATTTTGATTTGAATTCCTCACCAGCAATATTTTTAATAGTAATATTTTTTCCTGATAAATCAATGGCCATTTGGGCTAATTGATTAATGGTAATCATTTCTTCTGAACCAATGTTTACAGGGCCAGCAAATTCATCTTGGCGCATAAAACGAAGTACTGCTTCAACACAATCATCAATATAAAGGAATGAACGAGTTTGTAAACCATCACCCCATACCTCTAATTCTCCACCATCAGGTGTCTCAGATGCTTTTCTACACATAGCGGCAGGTGCTTTTTCTTTACCTCCAGTCCAAGTACCTTGTGGACCAAAAATATTATGAAAACGAGCTACACGAGCAATTAAACCATAATTACGTTGGAAAGCTAAAAACAAACGCTCACTAAACAATTTTTCCCAACCATACTCTGAGTCTGGGTTTGCAGGATATGCACTTGATTCTTCACAATTTGGGTTTTCTGGGTCTAATTGGTTGTGTTCTGGGTACATACATGCTGATGAGCTATAAAATACTCGTTTAACTCCTTTTCTAGTTGCTTCATGAGCAACATTTAAATTAATTAAAGCGGAATTGTGCATTACATTAGCATCATTGTCACCTGTAAAGATATAACCGGCACCACCCATGTCAGCAGCTAACTGGTATACTTCATCAAAAGAATAATTTTTGTCATTATTTTCTATTTGATTTGGGGCAAACATAACTACAGATACTAATTGTGGGTCTCTTAAATCACCACAAACATATTCATCACATATGTCTTTATGATCCCAATATTCATGCTTTTCTTTAATATCAACTATACGAACCCAAAAACCTTCTTCTTTGAGTCGTTTTGCTAGGTGACCACCAATAAAGCCACCACCACCTAAAACTAATGCTGTTTTCATATTGTATTATAAAAATTATTTTGTTTTTCTTGTCTTTCTATTGTTTTTGGATGTATTAAACAAAATTCATCTTGTGCAGGTAAAGCAGTATATTGTTTATAACCTTCTAACACTTCATGAACTTTATTTTTCCATCTAATTGATTTATCATTACGGTAAATCCTCCACTGGTAATCGGGGAAATTTACTCTTTCATTTTCATATCTCCAACCCCACTTAAGGATATGTTCCTCGGTAATACCACTTACGGTATTGATTCGGGGAACTAAATACACATCCACTTCGGGGTTACTTTCTAATATACTTGGAAGCATATTAAGTAATTCTACTGAGGGTAATTCATCAGCATCAATTTGGAAGATATATTCTCCTTTGCAGTATTTTGCTAACTCATTTTTGTAACTAGCAAAATCTTTATTTAAAGGATAAAACCAATGTTTAATTCCTCTTCCAACAATAACACTAACAACTTCTTTAGTATAATTATCTTTGTCTATTTGAATAACGACTTCATAATCAGGAGAAAGAGCTCTATCAGATAAGTAATCCAATAAAGTCTCTAGCTCCTTATGTTCGTTACAAACTGTAATTGCTAAACTAATCATTCTGGTAGGACTCCAATATATGAAAGAGCTTCTATATAATCACGTTCAGGGTAATGTTTGATTGTAGACATATCCATTCTCCATTCATAATATTGATCTTTTTTTCCTGGGATTGGGTATTTTTCTTTTTCCTCTTCGGTAACAGGAACTGCTTTTACCGCTGACCACATCCACTCATTAGAATTTGTTCCGTTAGCAAAAATCATTCCTTGTTGGGGAAGATTTACTGCTGAAGGCATCCACATAAGTTGGTTATTATCTTGGGTAATAAGAGATTTATATAATTCAGGTAAAGTGGTTAGTTGTTGTTCATAAAACTCTTCACCTTCTTTCATTAGTGAATTAGTTTGGAAACCACATCCGTAACAAAAATATGTTTTAATATCTTGGTTTACTTCCTCTACATAACAAGCATCAGAACCACAACGATTACAAATTGTTAAATTATCCATTTGATTCTACTTTTTTTAATTTCGGTAACTCAATCTTTTTAAGTTTTGGTAATTCAAGTTTAACCTGTTTTGGAAATTCAGGTACATTTTTATCTAAAATATTACCAATTGTCTCCTTCATTGCCTCAAAACTAAATTCTGTTCTACTTTTATGAGACTGACGTTTAGCATTAACTGTATATTTTTTATAATTTTCAAATACATCTTTTAAATAAAAACCTATTTGACCATGATCAGGGGAAAACCATTGACTTTCTGGTAGTAAAAATTGGTTTGTAGCACTTGGATGAACATTTTTTAACTCACCTTTAATGGCACATACAAATTCATCAGATAGAAAATCTGTTTGTCCTGACCAATAAGAAACAATAATTGGTTTTTTAACTAAACTAAATTCAAGTAATGGACGACCAAAACCCTCACCTTTAGTTAAATTAATCATTGCTTTTACTTTAGGATGATTATATAAATGATTTATTTCTTCATCAGTAAAGTCACCATGTAACAAATATATTTTTGGAAGATTGTTTGAGGGGATGGTCGATTTTATTTGACCAATTTTCTTTAGAATATTTTCTCTATCTACATAAGATGATGCTCCTGATGATGCTTTTAGGATAAGTGCTGGTTTTTTACTTTTGTTTTTAAATGTTTCATAAAATGCTTTAATAAGTAAACCAACATTTTTTCTATCCTCTCCTAAATCACCAGGAAGCCAATGTCCTAAAAATAAATAAGCAAATGGCTCAGGAATGTCATCTAATGTATTAACTAAATCACTATCTGGTAGATCTTTATTATCAATAGGAAGATATTTAGTAATATCTGCTCCTTCAAATAATACTTCAACTGGTTTTTCTAATTTAAAAGTACGAACAGTTTGCTGTGTATTTTGATCTTTTTGTTCAAATTGACTATTTTTTAGAACTTCAGCAGAATGTTTAGATGAAACAATATTTAAATCCATTCTATTACAACCTTCAATAAACTCAGGACTAGCAATAGTAGTTTCAATACCTGCAGTAAATCCAATGTTATATTTTCCAATTGGTTGAAATTCATTAGGTACTGTTACTTGAGCCCATATTTCTGGTTGTTTGGGTAATTGTGGGTTTGTTAAAATATGTTTTTTTAAAAATTTCCATTCAGGATTATCATCTATAAATCCCCAAGGGGTATCACCCCAACGTTGGGGTAATATTTTTACATCATACTTATCTAATTCAATAATTGATTTTACTAAATCACGACTACGGCTCCCATAACCTGACATTGTGTCTATGGGGCAGCTTATTATAAATAACGGTTTCATTAATATATTAATTTATGTTGAAGGATTCTTTTTGGAGATGTATTTACATCAATAAACTCAAATTTTTCTCTTGGGGTCCAAGTATTGAATAATTCATCAAAATTTTCAATAACACGTTTTGCTTGATGTTCTGAGGTGAAACCTGCTTCATCACTTATAGCCCATTCTCTACCTGCTAAACCTCTTTCCTGGCGTTCTTCCTTACCCATATTGTAAACTTCTAAAATACGTTGGGCAGCATCTTCGGCTTCACACCTATCATCAAAAATATAAGGTGTTGGAGGTGAACCTACCATTGAACGGGAGGTTGGGTATACTGGGAAAGCCCATTTTCCATGTTTTTTAATAGTACCTCTGTGGTTTGATGGGAAATTTTCATCAAAATCAATCCAACTACCATCTTCAAATTCAAAACGCATTTGATCTTGCATACCACCTGTTGTATTAGCAATAATTGGTTTCCCGCATAAAATAGCTTCAGTTAAACTTAATCCCCATCCTTCATTTGATGTTAATAAAATCTGAACATCTGAAATGTTGTATAGTAAAGCCATTTCTTGAGGAGTACATCTCATATTAGTAAAATACACATTATTAGAATATTTTTCACCAAATAATAACTCAATCACTGCTGGTAAATCTGTTCCATGTTCACTTACGTATTCAGTGTGAAGCATTAAAGCACATTTTTTGGCTTGTTCCTCAGGTAATGAATCTAGGAATAATCTAAAGGCCATTAAAGTATCAGGAATCTGTTTACGTCTAATATTTCTAGAATTAAAGAAAACAACAAACTCAGGATCAAATTTACCAAATACTCTTCTCTTCATATTTTCTACCTCTTTATACTCTTGACTAGTTTCAAAAATAGGTTTAAAAATATTATGATTTAAACCATGAGGTACATACTTAACCATTTTAGATTGAGCTTTATCTCCTAAAACAATCTTGTTGATGTTTACTGTTTGTTTAGAAATACCCATTAATAAATCACAAGCCTCATAATATGGTTTATTATACAAAGGTGCTGGGTAATCATCCCAAATATTTAAATAAGTGATTGGAATTTGTTTACGGATTTCATTTTCAATAGAAAATAACCAAACAAAGTAACGAGGATCAGTAATCAACATAATTGCATCTGGTTTTTCAATTTGAATCAATTGACGAATAATTGCAGAATCACCATAACCATCAACTGGGTATAAAGATACAGATGAATCTGTAATACCAGAATTTGTATTGGTATCTTGTGATAAATCTAACTTTTGTCCTTTTTCAGGGTGTTGTACTGCACCAGCAATATTTACCCAATTAAAATGTTGGCATGTTTGAATTACAATTTCTCGAGCAACAGTAGCAATACCTGAGTGTACTCTAATGTCATCGCAAATTAATAAGATTTTCTTCCTCTTATCAGGAGGTAAATAACTGAATTTATCTTTCATGTAAAATAACTTTTAGTCTTTAATGTCTAAATTATTGTGATTGTGTATCATTTTCCTAAACTCTTCATCAGTAATATACAAATGAATAGCACGGTCAGCAAGTTTTTGTAAAGAAAATTTGTACTTTACACAATTAATTTTAAAGTTCTCAAATAACTCACTCTGTACTTTTACAGAGGTTAATGTCATATCCTTTTTATTTGTCATAGCTTTTATTTTTTAATAACATATATAAATATATCAGGGATTCTTTAAAGTAATGCTTTATCACATAGTTCTTTTTTATTTGCAAAAGGGCAAAACATACAATTAAACTTTGATGGGTTTGGGTCATATTTTTTGTCTTTTAATTTACCTCTATCATCAAATACTGTTTCTATAAATTCTGAAATAGATTTAGTTGCTTTGTTTATTTTTACTTTTCCACTAGCAGGACTAAATTCTTGTATTCTGGAAACAGGGTATGGGGATTCTTCCCATATTTTTCTTTTAACAATAAAAAACTCAATATCAATATCATCTTCAGATACACTAAACTGTTGAGCAAAAAACTTTTTATAAAGAATTAATTGCATTTGTTTAGTTTCATCTTTTTTAGTCATATCATTCCAACCTTTGGTTGAAGTTTTAATATCTATAATTTTAAATTTCTTAGTGTTTTCATTGTATAAAACAACATCTAAAAATCCTTTATACAATACTGTTTTATAATCTGGATGGGGGTGAATTAGTAAAGGTACTTCACAACCCACTAAATACCATCCTCGTTTACTAAAATATGCTCCTCTTTTTTTCTTAATAGCTTCTAAAATAGCAACACCATCCTCATAAAATTCCCTCATTTCTGCTGGATTTGAAAAATGTACCTTTTTATTTGATTTATAATCCTTTTGGTATGTTTCTCTAAATCGTTCTTCAAAATATTCCTCTTAATCAATTCGATCGGCAGCGGCCGCACTTTCATCATATATAACCGTTATATAGTGTTGTAGTGCTTCATGTAATGCAGTCCCGAATGTCATATGGATAGATGCTTCAGACGTGTAATAACCGTCTTTATATTGAAGGGACCATTTATGAGGACAACCCAAAAACATAGAAAACTGACTATAGGAGATTTGTTTTTCTCTGCTATAGTCTAGTTCTCTAAGATTATGTTTTTGAATTTGTTTTACTATGGGTGGTATTTTTTTACTTTTCCCCACCTAGTGTTTTTTTCAATTTCTCAAGATAAAGAATAGCATCCATTAGTTCTTCTTGAGTATTAGTAACCCAATCCAAAACAGAAAAATCATTTCTGTCTAAGGTATTGTTGTATTTTTGATAACCCATTTTAGCTCTATCATTAAATTTATCTACAATAGATTGTACAATAGAATCAGGTTTAAACTGGTTTTCATATTGAGCTTTAGATTTTTCTAATGCTTCATAAAACGAATCAGGGTACTCATCAGAAATTGTTTTTTTACTTACTGTATTTTTTATATACTCTCCAGTAACTTCATCCATCACATATTGGACATGTTCTTCTGTTAGAGTTGGTTTACCATGTTTATCAAAACCAGTATGAGTTACATTATATGTATCTTTTATTTTAGTCATAACTTATCTAGGAAAATACTGACTAATAATATCTAATTGATCTTGATATTTGGCTACTTCTTCTAATTCTGTTTCAATAGCTTCAATAATATCAGGATGTTCACCAACTCCAACTGGATTGGATAGGTAAACTTCAATATTTGCTAAATGTTTGTCAATATGACCTTGAGCATGTGATTTAACTGCTTCTAAAATTTTTCCTCTCATTTTACTTCTTTTAAAAACTTTTTTATTTGTTTAGGTTCGATACCTGATTTTTCTAGAACATGTTCTATGCCTTCTTTTTTAAGAAGATAAATATAATCTTCTGCTTCTCCTAACGAAACCACATAGAAGTTTGCAATGTACTGTAGAAGGTCTTTACTTGGTTTCTTTTTTGATGATTTGATGTATTTTAGGAACACATTCTTTTTTGGTAACATATTACAATAAAATTTATAAGTCTTTTCTTTTTCGGGGTACGGTATAGATTGACCGATATTTGCAACTTCTACGTACGGCTCATACATACTTACAAAACGATGAACCATGTAAGAGTTGAATGACTCTTGTTGGTCTTTTGTAAAAGAAGCCCAAGACTTTTTTTCTGATGTAATCTGTTTTAACCAATCGAATATTGTCACCCGCCGTATTCCTCTCTTAATTCTTTAGGTAATGTTTCAGTTAAGATTTCTCCTGTTTCATTGTCATAAAATACTGGAATTGGGATTAGAGCATCTTCATCAGCACCTACTACGAAGCGAGATACTTTTCTAATAATAACTCCTTGACTCCAAATTTTACCTCCACTTTGTGTTTCAACAGAGGTTGTTTTGGATAAGTCAATGTTTAAATTCATTTGTTGTTGGTTTTTCATATTACTTTTTTATTTGAAATTAATGATAATATTTTAGAAATCAAAGCCATAATATTAATTTCTTTATCTATTCTAAAATTAGCATGGTATTGGTATTCTTCTATAGAGATAATAACAGCACCCATATCCATTGGAGCATATTTATCTATATTGTCATATAAGAATCTATATAATTCTTCAAAGTCATTTACACCAGAATCAGCGATAATTTGTCTAATGTTATTAAACGATTTACTAGACGGTTTACATAATTCTTTAAGTATTTGAACTTTATAATTACTTGAAACTAGTACATCTTTATCTAAAACAATTTTACCATCATTAACACTCATTTGTAGTGTGTTAAGCATTTTACGAATATCAGGATAATATTGGTTAACAACCAATTTAAGGTCACTAATATCCATTTCAACATTTTCTTGTTGAAGAATAGAATTAATATGAATTGCTACCTCTTGCTTTGATGGTGGAACTATTTTTAAAACTTGACAACGTGATTGAAGCGGGTCAATAATACGCTCAATGTAATTACAAGTTAGAATAAAACGTGTAGTACGTGAATATGTTTCAATGATGTTCCTTAACGACGCCTGAGCTTGTATAGTAAGGAAATCACTCTCATCCAGGATGACAATTTTAAGTGGCTTAAAAGATGCCACAGACGAGAAACCCTGGACCTTATCCCTAATAGTGTCAATACCACGCTCATCGGAAGCATTAATATAGAGAAAATCACAGTTAAGGTTATTAACAATAAGCTTAGCAAGAGTAGTTTTACCAGTGCCGGCTGTACCGTAAAAAATAAAATTTTGGATATCATTTTGTTCTAGGTACTTAGAAATAGTACCCTTAATATGTTCGTTTCCTACATATGTGGAGAGGTCAGAAGAACGATATTTCTCAACCCATAAAGTGTGTTGTTTAGTACTCATAATCTCCGTATATGCTAAATTGTTTTGGTTTTGGTTCTTCAATTACGTGTTCTTCTACATCAATAGCATATAATTTACTATCTAAAGGGGCAAGTCTGAATTCACAACGATTGCCTGTTTCCTGAAAGTATGCCTCTAAAGCATCTGTTAAAGATTTATAAGTGTGATTAGGATCAATAACTAATTTCCAAGAATCACCAGGAGGAACCCTGTTGGCAATTAATACATTTTTTTCTACAACTTCTTTTTTACTCATAACTTAATTTGTTCTTTTAAATAAGGTAATAACTCTGTATAGGAAACATTTAATTTACTTTGGTTATTAGGATGTTGTAATCCAAAGTAAAAATAATGTCTATTATGTACTGCCGAAGGAACAAAATACACATTTGTAATATTATATAATGTTCCTCCGTACAATACTGTTTTTCCTATCAAATCTATTGCATCTAGCATGATGTTGAATTTACATCATTCCCATCATATCTCCAAACCCTTCATCATCTTTTTTATCTTCGGGTTTATCAACTACAACTGCTTCTGTTAATAAAACTGTTCCTGCTATTGATACTGCATTTTCAAGAGCAGTTCTGGTTACTTTGGCAGGATCAATAATACCTGCTTCTTTCATATCAACAAATTCATCAATTTTTAAATTATAACCAGTCCAAGTATCTGAAGTGCCTATTTTATTCATAGCATGAAAAATGTATTCCTGATCAACACCGGCATTAGTAAGAATTTTGGTGAATGGTGAACCACATGCTTTATAGATAATGTTAGATCCAATATTAATTCTTTCAATTGATTCACGAGCATGCAATAAAGCAGAACCACCACCTGGTACGATACCTTCTTCAAGAGCAGCTTTTGTAGCTTGTAAAGCATCATCTACACGATCTTTTTTCTCTTTCATTTCGGTTTCAGTAAATCCACCTACATGAACTATTGCTACACCGCCTACAAATTTAGCTAAACGTTCTTGTAATTTTTCTTTTTCATAAGGTGAAACAGCATTTTCAATTTGTGTTTGAAGTTCTTCAATACGTGCTTCAATTTTTTCAGTATCACCTTTACCATCTACAATAGTAGTTTCTTCTTTACCAACAGTAACTACTCTGGCTTCACCAAACCAATCCCAGCTAAATTTATCTAGTTTCATTCCTTTTTCAGTACTGAATACTTGACCACCTGTCATAATGGCAATATCTTCTAGGATTAATTTGCGACGATCTCCAAAATCAGGAGCTTTAATAGCAACTGTTTTAATGATACCTCTAGCTTTGTTCACAATAAGAGTAGCTAAAGCTTCACCATCAATATCTTCAGCAATGATAACCAAAGGTTTACTTTGATTTGAACATGCTTCTAAAATAGGTAATAATTCTTTTACAGTAGTAAATTTCTTATCCGCAATTAAAACAAGAGCATCATTTAAAGTAGTACTCATTGAGTTATTATCTGTTACAAAATAAGGTGATTTATAACCTCTATCAAACTGCATACCTTCTACTGTTTCAAGATATGTTTCTCCATTTTTAGATTCTTCAATAAACACAACACCTTCACGACCTACTTTTTGCATTGCTGTAGCAATTAATTCTCCTACTTCGGGATCATTATTTGCTGAAATAGTTGCAATTTGTTTTAATTGATCTTCTGATGAAATATCCTGTTTAATAGTAGAACGGAGTGAATTAATTACTTGTTTTGTTGCTTCATCCATTTCTCGTTTTAGTTGAACAGCGTTGGTTTCATTACTTAATTCTTTCATACCTGCTTTAATCATTTCTGATGCTAGCAAAGTAGAAGTAGTAGTACCATCACCTGCTGATTCGGCTGTTTTAATGGCTGCTTGTTTAACCATTTGAACACCTACTTCTTCAATTGGATCTTCTAATGAAATAGATTTAGCTACTGTTACTCCATCTTTTGTAGATTGAGGGTAACCTTGATTAGCAATTACAACATTACGTCCATTAGGACCTAAAGTTGATGTTACTGCTTCGGATAACCTATTAATACCTTTAGCTAATTTTTTACGACCTTCAGGGCCTAATTCTATAATTTTACTCATATTTAGTCTTTATTTATTTTTCCTAAAACTTGATTTTCTGGTCCTAGCCAGTATTCTTCTCCTTCAAATTCTAATTTACTAAAACCCATAGTAGGTAAAATAATAACATCACCTTCTTTTAAGGTTGTTTCTAAAAAAGTACCTGTAGCTGAATAATGACCTGGACCTACAGAAATAACTTCTGCTAGTTTGTTTTTTTCTTCTCCTAGATCAGGAACAATAATGTTACCATGAACTGTGTCTTCAACTTCGACTGGTTTTACAATAACAGCATTATAAATTGCTTCTAATTTCATATTCCTATATTTAATTTTTCTGTTGTATTTTTATATTCTTCGATGTATGAATTAAGAGATTCATATGATTTACCATTTATTTTTTGCATAACAATAGATCTTAAAGCACTAGCCATATTTGAATAATGACCTATAACTTTAACATATTCTTTTTTAGAATCACTATAACGAGCATCAGGCATTACTTTAATATTTACTGTAATACAATTATCATCCATTGTGATAAAATAAGGCTCCATTTGAGGATCAGAAACAGTACGAGTATATTCTTTTTCTTTAGTCATAACCGTAATATAATATCTTTTTATTCGTTTTCCAAATTTTCTTCAATAACTTGTGCTTCTTTAATCTTTCTCACAAACCAATACATCCCGTCTTTTCTAAAGACAGTTCCGCATAGGTATTTTCTTTTCATCATTTCCAAATCTAATTGTTTTGTTTCTGGCTCTTGATGAAGTACCTGGTATAGGGTATCATCATTTGTTTTTATTAAATGCATTTTCATAACTTGTGAAACCTTAGGAGAGTGGTTTTACTTAATTTTTAATGTTTTTGGTTTTGATTCTTTAGCAAATGGGACATAAACTTTTAGCAGTCCGTTTTCCATCTCGGCCTCAGCTTGAGATAGATCATATTTAGATGCTATTTTATATCCTAGATTGAATGATCTCTTTGAAATCCCTTTATGGATATAGTTGCAATTCTCTCTATTGCAATACTTTTCCTCTTTTGGTTTTTCATAACTAATTCTTAAAATATCGCCTTCTATAGAAAGATTGACCTGGTCTTTAGTTAAACCGGTACAAGCGACTTCAAAGAATAAACCTTCGTCGTTTTCGCAAATGTTTACTGGGTGTGAAATTTTGGCTTCAATAGCCGGAATGAATGGTGAACTTGATTCAAAAAAGTTCTTGACTAGAATGTCAAACGGTGTGTTTAATAATAATTTGTGTGTCATAATTTTTAATCTCCTAAGATGATTTTAGTGTCCCCTAAGGTTTCACTTTGTTATACGTATGTTAATTGTTTTTTTCTTTACTTATTTTTTTACTTCCTTTTGTATGTTTTGGTTCATATGGACAATTTAAACATCCATTTCCACAACAAGTGCCTATTTTGATAAGTTGTTCTCTAGGTATTGGTTTTGGAGGCATTATAGTTCTTTTGCTACAATAAAGTATTCACTTTGCATATCTCCATTATCAAAAGCAAGTCTCATAACTCCATCTAAATTAATTCCCATAGTACCATTAGCAACGTCCTTATTACAATACATTATTTCTTTAATAAGATTTGAGTTATAATGTACTTTAAAATCTGGTGGTAAATTTGTTGTAGTAATGTCTGGGAGGTAAAATGATATTTTGTTTGAATATTCAATATTACCTCCAAATAACATTTCCAGTTGTAAATCACCATCATCGTTTGTAAATGGTTTGAATACAACCGTGTCGGTATCTGCCAAAGCGGTTTTTGCTTTAACTATAGCGTTTATACTTTCGTTATCTAATGATGCCTCAATATTGTATACACCGTCTCCAACATACTCACCTGCTTTAGGGATAATCATAGTATCTGCCAAAGCATAATTTAAAGTAAATTGGTTATCTGCTATAATTAATTTAGTGTTTAACTTGTGTTGTTTTATATATTCTAAATTAAGATAACCATTTGTAATAGAAAGTAATTTATTTAGTTGGGTTGTGTTGCTGATTCCTATTTCGGAATCCTCTAAATCAATACCATCATAAGTTACTGCCCCTATCATTGTTTTGTCTGGGGCTGTAAACTTGACAGTTAATTTGTTATCTTTAATAATCCATTTTACTGCCTCAATCATTCCGTTGAGGTAATATTTTGAAATGGTGGATGTTAATGTTAATTTATCTATCACAACTATTAATATAACAAAAAAGGCTTGGTTTCCCAAGCCTTAATTTAAAATTATTTTATAATTATTTTTTTATAAAATCTTTAATCATACTCATAAATACTTTAGCACCCTCTTTTAAATAATTAATAGTTTTTTTCAAACCAAATTTATAAATAGCAAGTGAAACTAAACCAATAGATATTCCAATTTCTGCAGCAATATCAAAAGCTACTTTATAGTCGGCAAGACCATTCAATAAATTTTCATTAAGTGAATAACTTTCATTAAAACTACCACTAGCAATATCTTCCATTTGTTGGTTTATGTCTTGAACAATAGTCATTATTTGTTGGATTTGTTCAGGTGATGGATTTTGATCTTCAATTTTTCGAGACATGTCTAATCCAAGAGCTTCAAGTTTTCTAAGACCAACTATAATAACCTCAATAACTTCATCCAATTCTTCTTCAGGGATCCTATCGCCAGCATATTGTCTAGCTGCTGCTCTAATTTCATCATCACTCATAGATCCTTCATTCAGTTGTCTGGATTGAGTTGTTGCTTTGTTTTCAACTAAATACCTTTTTAAGTCAAAATTATCTTTCATTTGGAATTATTTTATTATAAATATATTAAAAAAAACTAAAATGCAAAAAATTTATTAATATTTCTGTTAAGTACTACCGCACCCCAACCTAGGTCTGAATATAATGATTCTAATTTGTTTTTCATAACTGAATCAAACAAACCGTCTCTATCTATATATTTTTCAATGAAATCCATTATTTCAGGAGGATCATTATAGCCGTTAAATCCTATAACATCTATTCGGTAAGGATTATCTTTTAGGTAGGCAATATACATTTTATCCCCCATTTGAAATGTTGGATATTTTTTATCTAAACCTTTAAATCGTAAAA